ATGGCTTATCCCAGCGAGTAGGTGACGTTAATGGACTGCCCGGTGCCGGGCGTGATGACGAGGCCATCCGAGAAGACTTTCCCGCACGGATATACACCAACCGTGGCGGGTGTGGCGACGAGCGCGGATGACGCCGGGACGGATGTCGTTGACGTGTAATTAGAGACGAGGCCAGAGCCGCTGCCCGCCACCACAACTGCGACGTTCACGAGGTATCCCTTGCCGGTGACAACGAGCGTTGTCGCCGTGACTGTGGCCGAAGTGGCCGTGCCAAGTCCCCGCTGCGTCGCCTGCGTGAGCGTATTGACGGCGACGACGCCATTTTTTTGAACTGTCAGGATGTCATCAAGCGATGCGGGCATCAGTATTTTCCGTCTTGCTGGATGCGGTAGCGCATATTGCCGATGCGCCAGAACGACCCAAGGTCTTGGCTCTCGACCTTAATCGACACTAGGCGGCCACGGAAGCGGGGCGTGATGAACTCTGTGCCCTGCGTCAGGCTGTACGGGCCGTAAGTGTAAGGCGTCGAGCCCGGGTAGTCGGCGGCGTAAAAGGTCAGCTCAACTGTCGCATTTTGCGACCCGCCAAAGTAGCCCCACTTCATGTCTGGCCAGACCTGATCAATAAACATCTTCACGTCGGCCTCGGTCAGGGCAAAGTAGCCCGTCTGGAAGCTGGCCATGATCGGGTCGGCTTCATTGGACGCATTGACGCCATTTGTGGACGTCTCGTGCTGGACAATAAAGTTGCCGGTGCCGCCGGGCAAGACGCCCGCGCCAATTGGCGGCCCAAGGACACTCTCGTTGATCCACGCGGTGCGCGACAACTCGCCGTAGTCCCACTGTTTTAGGCCGACGTTGTATTTAACATACGCATTTATTTCGCCGCCATTTCCCTTGGTGGGGTAGAACCAAGAGACCTCGTTGAAGCGAGAATTTGGCGCAATGCGAATTTTGTCGAGGTTGTTTGTGTCCAAGTCTTGGAAGATAACGTCCCAAACGGGGCACATGATTGGCTCGACGCCGTTACCGGACAGCATGTAGAACTGGCTCTGGCCCATCCAGTAGACGACGCCGCCCATAGACCCGGCGGCCTTGCGCCCAATAAGGCCGCAGCCGGTGCCAAGCTCGTTGAATTGGTAAATGTACGGCTGTCCAACGTACTGCATGGCCCAGACGCCGAGGTCAGTCCACAGCAAGCCCTGCTGAGCGCCCTGAATGCCCTGAACAATGCGGGAGCCCTTGGGGATGCGGTAGGAGCCCGCTTGGTTCGTAATTAGGGCAATCCACGACGTGTAATCATTTACGTCGCACCAGCGCACAAGGAGCGGATCCTCAATGCCGTTAAACGTCGAGCCCCACGCAACGACCTGACGCTGCGGCATGGCAACGAACATGCCTTGGTTCACAAGGGGGGCGGCGGGGATGATAGTCGCAACGGGGTTACTTGTGGTTGGGGACCACTCGTAGATCGGCCCATTAAGTGGGCACGCGATAAGTGTCTCGCCCCAATTTTCGAGCGTCCAGTCAGTGGTCGTGATGGGGGTGCCCGTGCCCGCACTTGGCGGGATGCCGGATCCGTAGCCGCCGACGCCGTAGCCGCCGACGCCGTAGCCCGAGTTCTTTAGGAGCGCCCCGATGCCATTGTAGTAGATCATGCGGACGCTGCCGCCGTTCTCGCTGCCCGTCGTGCTTGATGACGCCGAGTTTGACGCCACGATGGTGAAGACGCTCGACGACGTGACGGACGTGACGATGTAGTTCCCAAGCAGGGTGATGCCGCCGACTGTCGTTGAAACAAGGACCGGGAACGTGCTGTCAACAGACAGGCCGTGATTGGCGAGCGTGACGGTGACGTTTGGCGTGCCGGACAGCGTGGCAAATGAGGGCACGGAACCGCCCCCCGTTACCGCCGAAGTGGCATATTGAGGATTTCCTAAAATATCAGTCGCCAGTATCTGGAACTGGTTTGTGCTGACTGGAACGACTTGATAGGCACCAAACAGGACAAGGCCGCCAACGCTTACCTGCGTTTGGATGTCCACGGTATCAAACTGGTCCAGCCCGCTGCCGGTTGCGTTGATGGTCACGACGTTGCCGGTGGCACCCGTGGTCGTCGTAAACGACACCGCGATGTTGACTGTTGTTTTTTGTGGCGTGATCGTCTTCAGGCCGCCGTTGGCTATGACGTTCAGGGACGCCTCAGCGCCGACGCCAAGCCACGCATTTGCGTTGATGTCCTCCCACGCAAGGAGGCAGCGGACGACGGATCCGATGGGGTTGGTGAAGAATTGCGTCCAGCCGCCAAGCTTCTGCACCAAGCCGATGTTGTTTCGGTCGGGGATAAAGCGAATAAGGTTAGAGTAGGAGATCGCCGCCTCGTTGAGTGTGGGCGTCTTGTTCTGGTCAACGCCAGCGATCAACTTGAGGGCCTGATGGGGCATGGCCTACCTCGACGGCGTGGCGACGGTGGCGGGCGACTGCGATGACCAACCGGCAGCGTCGAACTTCTTTCGCGCCTCTTCGACCACGGCACTCTTCAGGAGGGCCTGATACTGGCTCTCGTAGGTGATCGCCATCTGCGGGTCATCATTGGCCCGGCCGAAGTTGCGCTGATAGGCGCTGATGTAGATCATCGAGGCCATGATGAAGGTCTCGGGCAGGTAGAGGCTTATGAAGGTTGTCTTGTTCGTCGCCGACAGGCTGTTGGGGCGATACGTCCCGACAACCTCAACGGGATACGCCTTGTCCGGCACGGGGCCAACGAAGAAAAGTGTTTCGTTGAACGGGACGAAATATTGCGGCGCGCCACGGTTTGCGGTGAGCGACGAGCCATAAACGGCATCCAAGAACTCCTTCGTTGTGGGAAGGAGCGGGACGCGGACGCAGGCGTCTGGATTTGTCGTGGACGCCGGGTTGCCGCTGGCATCCGTCAGGAGGTTTATCTGCTCGCTCACGACAAACGTGCCCTCTGAGGCATCGCTGTTGCTGGACAGGCTGATGTTGAACGACAGGTTCCTATTGCCCGGCGTCAAGACGAAACTGACGCCATGCAGTGACGTGGACGTAAACATGAAGTCGATGTCACGGTACATGCGATTTTCCGCATACGTGATCATCTGCGGCAGGATCGTCAGGAAGGCTGGGTCCGTCTCCTCAACGACCGCCATCGTGGCGATCTGGGTCTTGTAGCTGGTCGTGCCAGCCACCGTCCCGTCATAGCTAAGGCCTGTCGTCATATCGCACCCCGTGTTTGGCGCAGACTACCACCTTCAGGCTATATTTGCCATCATGCTGGCCCGAAGCTCCACGTCGGCCACGCGCCGCGTCCAGCCATTGCCAAAATCATTCCACGTCGGCAGCCGCTTCAGGAAGCTCATTCGCATGGCGCACAGCTCGGCAATCACGTCCTTGGGCTTGCGCTTAGCAAGTGCCGCAAGCGTCGCGGGGCCAATGTGTCCGTCGGTGGCAACCCCCACAATGCTCTGAAGGTATCTCGCGGCACGGCTGGATCCGCTATTCACGGATAAATCAAAGGCCGCGTAATCAATGCCAGACGGCAAGTTGTCGCCGTTAATCGCGTCCCAGTATTTAACCCGGTAAAAGGGCTTCACGGTTTCCGGGCGCAAAGCCTTCATGTCAGCGACCGTCACCGGCTGGCCCACCCACTCCTCCCACGCGCGCTGCGTCACGCCGAGCTGCGTCACGCCGCCCGGGTCGCGGGGGTTGTCGGAGAAGCCGTAGGGGTTATCCCTGCGCACGCCGAAGCCCTCGGAGCGCAGCATTGAGCTAAAAGCCGCGTCGAAGTTGGACTTCATTTGGACGCCACTCCTTTAACTTTTTCAAAAGTGCGAAGGCCTCCCATTCCGAGCAGCGCGAAGACAAGCTCCCACAGCGTTCCGTCCAATTTGGGGGCAGCCGAGAGCGGGATATGCAGGCTGGCCGCCATCCACATCAGCAGTGGCGCGGCCACATATTGGTAGGCCAATGCGAGGCCACACACCCAGCCAATAAATGGACGCCAGCCGGAGACAAACAGGTTCGGGTTCGCTGCCTCGACGGCGTTGACGTCAGTCTGGCCCTTATCCCAAAGCTGGAGGCTGGACCGCAGCTCGGTTTCAGCGTTCTGGCGGGCCTGCGGGTCCGGCACGAACTTGTCGAGGATTTTAAGGCCCGCCGCGATGGCGTCATCAATGCCAAATGCCATTACTCGCTCCTGCGGATTTCTGCGCGGTTAGCCTTCTCGTCCAATTTATTGTAGATACGCTCAAACATGTCCTCAATGTGGGCCATCCTCTTATCTAAATCTTCCTTGACCACGTATGTTTTGGGGAGGTCCACCTCAATCTTGTGGAGGTCGGCCCGCAGGCCCTGAACCGCCCCCCATAACTCTCTGGCCAGCCAGCCGCAGACTGAAAGTGCCGTGGCCAAGGTGAAATTGATTATGGTCTGCGGTTCCATGTGGCCTGCCCCGTTTATTCGGCTGGGTTCATCTCTGTTTGAATATACTCTAAATTCCGCTTTAAGCGAAAGTCCTCCGGCTCAAGCCTTGCTGCCTCATGAGCCTGCTCTAGTGCCAGATCCTTCATCCCAAGGTGCCACGCCGAGATGCTGGCAAGGTCATGCGCCCAGTAGCCCCAGACGGCGGGGTCGCAGGTATACACAAGCTGCTTGTCCTTGATTTGGAGCGCCCGCATGGAGTAGGCGAAGCACTCCTCCCACCGGCCCTGCCGGTACATAACCATCGCAAGTTCACACCACGGCTCACGGGTATTGGGAGCCTCCGCAGCCGCCATGTGATACCACTTCTCGGCATCACTTGAGTTCCCCAACTCGCTGTAGCATTTGCCCAGCAGGCGCATCGCGTAGCAACGCTCGTTCTGCCATGTGGCGCGGGGCAGCGCCAGATAGCTGTGGAGGGCCGCAAGGGCGTCATCCCACCGGGAGTGGAAGGTCAGCTCTCTGGCATAGTAGAAGGCGTTGCGGGGACAGGCTGGGTCTTCCTTGACCGACAGATCAAGGAGGTCAAGGTACTGCCCCCGGCTCTTTGTCGGGTCAGGGTGATGAGAAACGAGCAAAAAGTCCGTGTCAGCCCAATTTTCGGTGATGCGCCCGTCTGGGACGGGGTACTCGTGGCAGGGGTGATGCCAATGGTATCCGTGCCTTGCATGGATTTTCTCGTACTTGAACCGAATGCCGCAGCCCCAATCGAACATATATCTGAGGCGAGTGGTCTCTCCGAGTTTCCAGACACGCTCAATCTCCTCGCGCCAGCCCGGCTCCATCAACTCATCAAGGTCGAGGCTGATGCAGATGTCGATGTCTTTTGGGATAAGGGCAAGAGCCGCATTTCTGGCGAGGTCAAAGCGCCACGGAGTGATGCAGATCTCGGAAACTGCCGCGCCAAGGGAACGTGCCTTCTCAGCCGTGCCGTCAGTTGATCCGGTGTCGGCAATGAGGATCAGGTCCGCGTCCTTGGATGACGCCATGAACCGCTCGACAAACTGCTCTTCATTTTTGCTGATTGCGTAAATGCAGATTTTCATATGTTCCCCTCAGAACAATAGAAAGAAGCTAGACGTATTGCCTGTGACAGGCGGCGCTGAGAATATCCAGCCCAGTGAACCGCCGTTGGTAGATGTTGTACCGGCATACCATGTGCTTGTCAGGGGGTAAGCCCTCACGTTGTTAATGGTCAGGTATCCCGAGCTGACCACACCACCGCCCGTGTAGATGAGCGTCCCCGGGGAGGCTGCGCTCGTCCCGCTAAGCGTCAGGAGGTTGCCTGATGTCCCGGCAGCGGTAAATTGAGCCACCGTCTGCGTCGTGTTTGCGAGCAGGATGGAAGTCGCGCCCGTCGTGCCATAGCTGTTGCTGATGTTGCCAAGGGTATTGTTGCCGCTGATCGTTAACGCACCAGCACCGCCTTGGTCGAGGGCAACGCTAGAATAAGATATACCGCCACCAACAAATGTTTTTGCGGAAGCATTAGACAGGCGAATTGTTCCCGATCCGGTAATAGTTAAGCCGGTTGTGGACGTGATATTCCAAGCGTTACCAGACCCTGCAAGGGTCCATATTCCAGACCCAATTGCAATCGTTCTAGTCACACTTCCGCTGGTGGTTACAGTGGATGATGCATCAGAAATAGTCACAGGATAGAGGTTGGCATCAAAAGTACCCTGCGTAATTTGGAGTGCGCCAGCCACGCTTGCACTTGTCGTGAATGCATCCGCCAAAGTTACGGACCCACCGGGTGTCGTAATCGTTAACGGCTGCGTAAACGTCCTGCCCGCACTTGTGATGGTTTGTGAGCCACGGCCCGTAAACGTCAATATTCCAGTGCCACTCAGCGTCGTTCCGGTGCCATTGATCCAATTACCATAGATAAAGGGCGTCGTTGACCCCGTAGCCAACGTCATTGTGTTGGTTGAGCGGGCCGACATGTCAATCGACCCAATAGCAAAACCCGCGTTAACCGTGATAGTTGCGCCAGAATTAAGCCCGGTAGCTTCAAAAATAGCTGTGTCCTGAGCCAGCGGAAAATTGTTTACCGCAGGAGTGTCGCCGCTTGATGTTGCCCAACCCACAGAAGACCAGTTGCCCCCACCCGCAAGGTTCCAATATTTGGGTACGCCCGCGCCAAACGTAATGCCAGAATTGCCTTTGCAGTCACCAAAACGTGTGCCGCTGATTGGAGCCGCCGCACCCGCGATTGTGATGTCGCTGAAATCGTAGTCAGAGGAGCCAGCTGCGAAAGCGTTGACTGTCAGTGTTTTGGTTGAGCCAACGGCTGCACCCGCTGTTGGTCTTAAAATGGTGCGGCATGTTGCGTCTGAAGCTGCTGTCAGGGTTAGCGTCCCGCTGACCGTCATGTCGTTGGCAAATGTTATCTCAACCTGTCCAGTTGTTGATTTGCCAAGCATTGTTAGGTTAGTAAATGTGTTCGCGCCGGTGAACGAAATACGTGCGCTCGTTGGTGAGGTAAAAGTGGCAGTTCCATAAGATAACCCACCGCCGTTAAAGCCACCGTTTCCAAGCCCAGTGCAGTTAATGGTTGATGACGCGCCTGAAAATGTCAGCCCTGTTGTATTGGAGAAGTTCCAGCCAGTTGTCGATATTGATGTGGTCAAAGTTGAAGAATTAAGGGTTACTGAGGTTGTTCCAGTGCCAACATTTTGAAAGCTGGATGCGCTGAAAGCCCAATTGCTTGCTGAAGTTGAAAAAGTTCCGTTGATAAACCTGACCGCGCCAGTTGTGGTTAACGCTGACCCCAAATCATAAGCGGCCCCAACTCCGTTAACATCTATCGCGCTGGCGAGGGAAACGCTATTTGTCGTAAAGGTTCTACCCGTAGTTGAACCGGACAACGTGATTGTTCCGGTATAAGTGCGGGTGATGCCGGTAGCAGAAAGCGACACGTTGCCATTGATAGCCAGCGGCGCTGTTCCAGCCCATGTGACATTGCCAGTCAGTGGCCCCGCCATTGTAAGGGCAGCGCAGCGCAACTGCGTGGCGGTGCATGTAACCGTGTACGCTGTCGCATTTGAAGATGAGTCGAAAACCACGGCATCCGCAGATGTCGGAACCGATGCCCCGCCAGAACCGTTAGACGCCGTTGACCAGTTCGTCGTAGTTGAAGCATCCCAAGTACCCGTGCCGCCGACCCAGTAACGCGTTGTGGCTGTTGGTGCCGCTGTCAGCGTAATGCCTGCGCCGGTTCCGGTTGAGTTCACACCCGCGTAAAACTCGCCCGGCGACGTTGTGCTAAGCGCAGTCGTCCCCATTGCCAGATAGTTAACGCCGGATACCCTAGCGCCCGTGATGGTGAGCGT